TGGATTTCTCCAAAAACATTTCTGACATACTTTCAGCAGACGAAAAAAGTTTCAAAAAACAATTGATTTCAGCTTTGGCAAAGTTGGATGATGACGGATGGGACACTCTCGAAAAAATAATTGATTCTATTCCTAGGAAATAAGAAAAGGACAAGGGTAATGCGCAAACCCTTGTCCTTTTCTTATTATCCTATAAGTTTTTCTACGATGCGATGTATGATTTTAAGAACTTCTATATCATCGCATTGATTTATAAGCTTAGTTATTCTTTCTATGTACCAATTTCTTTCTTCGTCCACATAAATCCCTCCAATACACCGACACGTCATTCCAGTAGCGATTACCCACATTATAGAACATATGTTTTCTATCTGTCAATGTTTTCGCTGATAGCATCTTTTACCACAAGATAGATGTAACGCATTAGGCGTGGGTCACGGATTCCTTTTATCATCCGCTTGATTTCGTTTTCATAAGTATCAGTCCATGTTTTGTTGCTCTTGCTGTTCATTTCGTCCTTTCCCATTAGATTACCTCCTATCAATGGCTTGACAAGTGCCATTTTTGTTTTATAATGATACATTGTAATACTTAAATAAATTATAACTTAAAACCATAGTCAAGATGTTGGCTAAAATATCGTATTTTTCTTACAAAAAAGATGAAAAATAGCCAAGATATTAGCCTTTTCGACAGGATGTGACATAATGCTAACAAAAAATGAAATGTTGGATAACTTCGCACATAACATCGAAGAAGAGCGGAAAAGCCTTGATTTTACGCAAGTTCTCTTTTCTAAGATGCTGGGTGTGTCTGTGTCTACATACAAAAACATCGTTTCACGGAAGACTAATAATCTTGACGTTTTCTTAGCACTAAGGTTGTCGGAACTAACTCATAAATCTATCCCTGATCTCTTAGGGTATTCTTCTAAGGAATACGAGGTATTGGGAAAGTACAGGCAATTGACCGACAGACAACGTGCGTATATTCTTGGTAAGATGGATTATGAAATCTCTATGAAAGTATTGGAAACGGATCCCGAAAACATGTTGGATGTTCTATGCCCCACTGGTGAGATGGCTGACGGTATGATATTGGATTCTTCACACGAAGAACGGATATACTGCCCGGAATACATAAAAAAGTACGGTGAGACATTACATTGTGGCATAAAGATAACGAGCAACCACTTGCTCCCTGTATATGTAAAGGGTGATATCATCTGCATATCAAAAAGAGTGCCAAGAAACGGTGATACCGTGATTATTATACATAAAGAAACAGGACGTGCGTATATAAGGCGGTATGTGCAGAGAGGTAAGATAAAGTTAGTCCCGATCAACGGCTTCGGTGATGTCATAGAAGTTGATCCAAATAGTTTTGAAGACATGGAACAATGGGTAAGGTTTGGAGTTGTGATTGCGGTATTAAGAAGATAGCATACTATGTATGCGGAGGTACTTATATGCAGAATAATAAGGTCTTGGAATTAGATAGTTTTTTCGGAAAACTTATTGCTTGTGATGAATATGTAGAGATTATTCCTATGTATGTAACAGATTCTCGAAAACAAGGGAGAAAATTCTATTATCAAAACATTAGTGGTATAACATGCAAGGAGCCAAGTGTTTGGTGGGGGCCTGGATATATACAATTTATAATTCCGGGAGAACAGGCCAAGCAAATAAAATGGATGGACAAAGGCTGGAAGAAGACGGTTAAAAATGATCCAAATTCTTTGCTTCTTTCGGTTGTAGGAAAAGATTACAAAAAAAGATATAAAGAATTTATGGATTTTCTAAACAAAAAGATAAGCGACAAACCAGAATCTACCGCAGAAGTTGCAAATGATCTAAATCAGCTAAAAGCATTAAAAGAACTTCTTGACTGTGGAGCAATCAATAAGCAAGAATTCGAAGAAAAGAAAAGAAAAATACTTAATAGAATATAATCATAGCATACTATATAATGAGGGAGGAATTAAAGTGAAAAAGAAAAAAGGTGGATGTCTCAAAACTATACTTATAGTGTTCGGAGTATTCGTAGTAATTGGAGCTATAGGATCGTTGGCAGGAGGAGACAAAAGTGAACCCAAAAAAGTAAGCTCTTCTTCTGGTAAAAACGATGAAAGTTCTCAATCGGGAACAGTGGATGAGAAAAAAGAATTTCAGGTCGGTGAAACAGTATCTCTTAAAGATGTTAATGTAACATTAGTAAGTTCTACAGAATCAGCCGGAAGTGAATATGTGAAACCGGATGATGGAAAAGAGTTTTTAATACTGGAATTTAACATTGAAAACAATTCATCCAAAGATATCAATATTAGTTCTGCAGCGAACTTTGAAGCTTATTGTGATGATTATTCGTTGAATCAAGACATTCTCGGACAGCAAGCACCAGAAGCAGAGGGAAAAACGCAATTAGACGGATCAGTTGCTTCCGGAAAGAAAATGAATGGAATCATCGTATATCAAGTACCTACAGATTTTAAGAGCTTCGAAATTAATGTTGCGCCGAATTTCTGGTCAACAAAAGATATAAAATATGTAATTAATAAATAATTCAAAATCCCACTACTGGTGAGAAAACAGTAGTGGGATTTTTGGTATTGTATGTAAAGAATATTTGCTCTTATATTATTTTACGATGCCGGATAAGAGCCAGTAGGTCGTGATAAGTCCTACTTTTCCGTCCGGTGTAAGCTTCCTGTTGTTCTGAAACTTCTTCACACATGTTGTCAGATAACCTGTCCATCCCTCATTGTAAGACAGCTTTGTAAAGCCATATACGTCTCTGAGGGTGCGTCTAAGCCATCTGATAGCCGTGATACAGTTGTGCGTCTGCCCCGACCATAAGATGTGTTTTTTAGCAAAATCCTGTGAGCCGACACCAAATTTGTTATCCTCAGATAATACTTTAGTGTCAAATCCTATGTTCATGGCTTTCTGCCATTCTCCAACACGGGAATTGTTAAGATAATAACGCTTGTCACCTTTCCAAGATTCATCTACCGGTTTAGGTGCCGGTGCTACAGTCGGTTTCTGTACTGGAGTTACCATACCGCCCAAGTCCTTATAGACATAGTTTACATCTACATTTCCAGGGATTCCAGGAATAGAGCCTTTCGATGTGTACTGCCACATATCAATTCCGTCTACTCCGGCGGATTTAGATCCGTAAGATGCAATCCACAGAGAATATCCCCATGTCTGACCGATATAGTTCTTATACCAAGATGTAGATGCATAGATTCCGGCTTTATAGCCATGTGCCACCATTGCGTCACAAAATGCTTTTGCGTTGGCTCTCGCAACGCCCTGTGTTCCCGGCTGTTCACTGTCGAAATATACAGGCCATGCCGGAGAATGTCCCTTCAGAAGTCTTAATGCATGGTTGATTTCTCCCTGTACTGTACCTGTAGTCTTTGCGTAAGAATACAGATATACACCGTAAGGGATGCCAAGACGTTCACATTCAGATACATTCCTCAGCCATTTTTTATCATCCTGTCCTGTCTGATCTTGTCCATATCCGCATCTGATGATAGCGCCTACAATGCCAGATGCTTTTACTTTTGTCCAGTCGATGTTCCCGTTATGTTCAGAAACATCGACTACCCTATTCAATATATCCCTCCTGTTTTAAATATTCTTTCGTTTCCTCAATTTCTGATGCATGATCTTTCACAAACTTTTCTGCATCTGATTTTTCCATGCTGTAGTGTTCTGCCAATTCGTCTACCGTGTAACCGTAGGCACAGCTTTTGACTACTTCGCAAATGGTTTCTTCACTCATTTTTTTCATAATTACTTAATTTCCTTTCTATAAGATACTATAATTATGGAAAAAGTTCAGAAAAATATCGTTCCCGTATTTTTCTGAATTAAATAAAAATATAGCCTGCTCACCCTCTATTAAAAAACAAGAAACTCTTATATCTTTTCAGAAAAATGCAAAGTATAAGATAGAGCATACTGGACAAATCCAGTTTGCAGTTGCTTTTTCGTCAACTGCCGGATATTGCAGAATTTATGTATATAATAGTTCTGGCGAAATCGTGTACAGAGAACAACTTAATCCAGCACCTATCCCGGCTAACGAGGTAACTACTGGTCAGCTCCAAGTTTACGATGATTGGGGATTTTCGGCAGAATCTTATAATGCTTTAGTAGAAAATACGCCAAAGCATACGCTTACTTATTAAGCGGATGGATATACATATTCCAATCTGTAATTAACACGCATATTTCCTTCATGATTTGTTGGATAGAAATACTGGAATATTTCACCATTCCATATCTCCGGGGCGTAAAAATGCACTTCTTGTGCCACATCGTCTCCATTGTACGTTTTTATGCCAAGCCGTGATGTAGCATAGTCATCTCCAAACCAGTTTTTTAATTGCTCGACAGAAAACAGTTTCGCATACCCAATGTTCATGGCAATGTTAACTGCCATTGTGCCAGATACTACCTTAACCTGACCGCCATATAGCGTGTATATTTGCTGTTCGTCTGTGTTCTTAATTATATTTTTATTTAACTCACTAGCATATTCCACGATAGTTTTGTTGTTTAGTTCTGCAAATCTCCAAGTAGATGCAATTCTTTTTTTTATGGAATCAAACAACACTCCTAGCTTCGCTCTGCTTGTTATTGGAGTAGAATCTTCTACGATAATATCATCCGTATCGTTCAATTCTGTCACTTGCGGAAGATCTTTTATGTATTTTCCATATATTTTCTGCGCTTTTAAATTTTCATTAGCCATTTGCATCATCCTCCTTTGCTACTGCTAACGTTTGTGTGGCCATGCTTTCAAGTTCTGAAATTCTTCGTTCAAGTTCATAGATATCATCTTCTGTAAGTAATTTTTTTAAATTTACTCCATTATGCCAATAAGGTTGTGAAAGACTTTGGATAACAATATTTGCATTAATATCACCAACTTTTAATTTTACTGAAACGCCAGATTCTTCACTTTCTGTAGTTGCTTCAAACAAATTATAACTTGATTCATTTATTTCCCTTTTTAGGTTGCCTGTCATATTTCCTCCGGCTGTCGGGACATAAGGTTGTCCGGATCCGGAGAAAACTTCATTTGCCGGAAAGTTAACATCTGTTTCTCCGTTTACTTTTCTTTCACATCCACCGATCGTTACAGTTCTTTCTGCGCCCCATCGTTCTGTAGTAATTCCCTCTGTTCCGTCAAAATTTGTGCCATTAATTTTAATACTATTCTTCAAACTCGAAGCTTTTATGTTCGATAATTTGATTGTAAGCGTCTCTCTACCATCTGTATTTCCGTTTCCAATCGCATCTCCTGTTATAGATACCAAAAACGGAGTAGCAAGCTTTATGGCTTTTTCTACTATCATTAAAGTTTTCAGCATTCCGATAGTTAGTTGTAAATCTTCGGTTTTGGTGTGAAGCAAGACAGTATCGTCATCCGAAAGGCTATCCGCTTTATTTAATTCTTCTATATATACATCTGCCATTTTATCACCTACTTACTATTGCGTCAGACAAATCATCTACCAGTGCCTCTACTTTTTTCACAAGATTATCATACTCTGTTTTCTTTACATATATTTCGTCACTTTTCTGTGAAGAATATACAGTTGACGTACTGGTCTGTGTATCATCGATTCCGACCTTTCCGGCTATGATTTGGTTAGCCTTGTCGATAGCTTCATTCGCTGTCTTTGACGCTTCTCTTGCGTCTTCGATAGCCTGTTGAATATTCGCCAAGTCTTGCTCAAAATCTTCTCTTGTAGCCAACGTCTTAAATGTTCCGGCCGAAAAACAGATAAATACTTTTTGGTTTTCGGGCGCTTCGTCTATAGTAACTGCAAATTCTCCGGGGAGCATCTTGTTTGCATCAAAATCTTTTAATTGCCCCCTACGCATTTGAATTGCCATATATATTCTCCTTTCTATCCAGGAATCCACTGTACAAGTGAAACTCCGGATGGCGGTTGTATTGGTTCCTGTCCTCCACTGCTACCCGAATCTCCACCGGCAGTATAACGTAGTACATAATTCCATCCTCTCGAATAATTATAATATCTGCACACCCATATCTCTGTTCCCGTCTGATCCCCGGCTTCTGGATGTCCTCTTGTAGATGATGCTTGCACCATCTGGCCACCACCGATGTACATTGCAGTGTGATATTTAACATTTAGCAGTACATCCCCTCTTTGCATTCCAGCACCAGTGGCTCTGTTGCAGCTTGCCGTTACATCCGTGAATCCGCAAGCACGAAAAACATTGTACATATTCCCCGTATAAGTAGCTCCATTTGATTTTACCGGAACTCCGGCTTGTTGCCATGCCGATATTACGAGTGACGAGCAATCATAGTCTGGATTACCCCAACGGTTCGCTTGGCTGTAGCCATGCCTGTTGTCGTTGGCTATTCCGATAGCCCATTGAACCGCACTTTCTGTTTTTGTCATATATCATTCTCCTTAAAATATCGTACCGCTTGCTGTTCTTCCAGCGACCAATTTCCCGTTTTTGTAATCTAAGTAACTTCCGTCAGAGAATACTGCACGTCCAGTTTTTGTTTGTATTCCTCCAGTTATAAGCTTGTCTGTATTAATTCTAATTGAATTGCCCCATATCTCGGTAGTCCCATTATTTTTAAGGATTACAGAAGAATGTCCACTACCACCATATGCGTACATACTCAATCCTTCTGAACCATCGCTTGCAGATTTTACATAGTCTACTATTCCGACCAGTGTACCTTTTCCACCATATATTTCAACGTGTCCATTATTTATCCTAATGGCATATTTGTCGATCGGATCATTTGAGTAATATCCGTTTACCCCTAATGTTCCGACAACTTTTCCGCTCGCATTTTCGATAACGCAATGCCCGTTTGTGTTGTTGTAACCACCAAGCGTCAGAGTTCCGGAATGTATCCAGTCACAGTTAATACCTACAGCGGAAAGTACATTAACTACTGCATTGCCATTAGAATCCAACCCGGCGTTCCATGTTTTACCACCATCTGTAGACACTGCAAATGCATCACCAACCATTTTCCAGATAATGTTCGAATCTTCCAACCGTTCTTTGTTATGGAGATAAAATATAACTGATTTATCTTCTTTGATTTCTTCAGTCTTAAAAAATCCCATTCCCTGTGTCATTAAGGCTGTAAGGGACTGAACGGCTTCATCATATTTACTGATTTTTTTTTCGGTAATTTTCGAAGATTTTTGAATAGCTTTGGTTTCTGCGCTTACATATTTACTACTGTTTCTCACAGAATTTTCAGCCGAGCATTCAAGTTGAGTAAATCCAAGGAAGTTAAATGTAATGTCTGTAAGAATCGTCCTGTTCGTCTTTCCGGCACGATCAATCACATAGGCAAGATCCATAAACTCTGCAAAAGGATAAGATAAATGTTCACCAGAAAAATTCATAAATGTTAATCCTACAAGCTTTGCTCCCACTGTATTTACGAGAAGATTTTTATCTTCAATAAGCGAATTTTCTATTGCCAAAATGTACCCATCAGAGCCGTAAGTATATGTGTTCTCATTATCCGTTGTTTGCACGCCTGTAATCTTTATGTTTTCAACTCCGGTTATTAACCCGATCTTCCACTGTGTTAAAAAGTGGAAATTATCAGCCAACTCAAATGTTCCATCATCGGCATTGTTTCCACTTGTGTAGTAAGTAGTGGCATCGGAAAGAATATATCCGCTTGCATCTTCCGTATCTACCGAATGAACGCCTAATGTACGTCCGTCTCTGATCCGAAATCCATCATGTTGCTTTGATATTAAGTGATAAGGATTTCTCTGTTTGCGTTCTACCGAACGATACATAATCCCGTAAGAATCATCCGTTAAAAGTTCTAATCCATTGTCAAAATAGCCACCGTCCATGTTGGAACCACTTGCGTATAACTCTTTGTTCCAGTCAAGATCATCGTAAAAAAATTCATTAATATCATCACCAAAACTTCCACCAGACAAATCGGAATATGTCACATACTTTTCCGTGATGACATCTGTCTCAAATTGACCGCCGTCATAGTTTTGCCTTGGATCATCGAACCACCCACCATCAAGATCGGTCATTCCATCAAAAAGTGTCATGTCGTAATCTGTAATCTGTAAATGGTTGTCTGCATTCATCCATGCATTTCCACCAGCAATCATGGATATTAATCCAACAACCTGTCTGTGAGTAGTGTTTGTCGGTGCTTCTTTTACGGTTATATCTTCTCCGTTAAAATGTACTGTGTCTAACTGTACTCCGCACGTTCTGCAAGAATCTATCAATATTTCAGACAGTTTGAGGGGATATTTTAAATGCGTTGTATAATCACGATCAAGCTTATATGCATCATCGTAAGCAGAAAAGCTTACGGTATCCCCATAGCTTTCCGGGTCAATTACGGTATAAGTGCCACTTTTTATAGTCAGATCACCTATATCCGTGCTAATTGACTTATACAATGTTATCTTTGCACCGAGAAAGCTATGAACTTTATATCTGTCATCTGCGTTGTACAGTTTTACTGTAATTTTTCTGGACACAACATTACCGAGTGGCAAGCTTTGTGTACCAGCTCCATCAACAATGTTGTTGCCAGATATTAAAAATTCAGATCGGCCAAGATTTAACACTGTACCATCCAAGAAAGTAACCCTTGCAGATGGATACCAGTCACTACGTCCGTATATAGCTTTCTTATATGCATTGCTAATGTGTATCATAGTGGATTCACCCCGATTATGTTAAAACTAAGGGATTTGTACTTTTCTTCTCCCTCTTTTAATGTCCCGATATCTACGCTTCCTTGTGTGACGTAAAACGGTGCTTCTCTCCATCTTCCGTAATACACGGAAAAATAATATAGTTGCACCTGTTTTTGATTTACAATCATCTGCAAAAGGCTTGCCATTTCCGATATGCTTATGTCGCTGCCCTCATAAGCGTAAGATTCTACCGTGAACATCGGTTCATTGCACATAACGCCACTCATTAATCGCTCTGTTCCCTCTGTAGAGGTAGTGGCAAAGCTAAATTTGAATGTGTCTGGCTGATGAATAGTCCGACCATTAATCTTAATTACTTGCTGTGCCATTTTACCTACCTCCCGAGTTCGAATACATTCTGTCCATTGGACATCTGCATCTCTTTTGCTGTATTAATAAGCCGCTCAAGTACCGTTCTGCTGTCCAGATTTACCACAAGTTTTATCATTCCTGTACCTTTACCGCTTTCTTCACTTACAATTTTTCTTAACAGATTCTCCGGCATCTCCAAGTTGTTTCCCTTTGTCTGGTCACCAAGAACTGCTAAAAACGGATTCCCGGCCGGAATAACTGCCCCTTGTGCAAGATATGGAATTCTGGTGTAATTTGCATGGGAAAGATTAATTCCCTTACCACCGATACCTGGAACCCAATCCGGTACTTTAATGTGATTCAGTCCGTCTACCAAACCGTTAATTGCATTAATAATCGCTCGATTCAATCCATTAAATAGGGCGATAACCATATTTACAGGTGCTTTAAATATCGAATAGATCATATTTGCTCCGGCTTGAAGAATGTTTAATAATTCTTTTCCAGCAGCTTTGAATTGGCCTGTAAAAACTAATTTGAAAAACGAAATGAATCCAGAGCATATCTGCTTTATGCTGTTAAAAATACCATTGAAGCTATCAAGAAAAACTTCTACTACATCCCCGAATATTCCGAATTGAGCATGCCAATCTGTATTAAATCCACTCTTTATCCAGTTCATAAGATTTGACATTGTGGTTTTAAGCTGATCCCAGTGAGTAGCTATCAATATAATCGCTGCTACAGCAGCCGCTATCGCAATTGGAACGATTCCAAACGTAGTTACCAATGAACTAATAGCTCCAATAAGTCCACCGCCACCTTTTAAAATGTCAATTAATGTTCCTATATGTCCAGCAAATCCAAGAACTGCGCTTGATATAGTTGCAATTAAAGGAACTATCTTTGATGTAGCAAACGCTGTAACTAATGCTATCCCAATGGCATCAACAATCCACTGATGTTCACCGAGGAAATTAAACAAGCCAGCAAGTACATTAATAAGCGCCGGAAGACCGCTCTCTATCAGCCATGTAAGCATCGGTAATATAATGTTTGTATACAGTCTTTCTAAGAAACTTCCAATAGCTTCTATCAGTGGTGACATGGATTCAAACAGATTCTTAATCGAATTAAGTAACGGGTAAAAGTCCAACGATCCCGCCCACTGAGCCGTATCCCACACAAGACGATTGATGATATCAAGTACCTTTTGGAAAGCATCTGCTATAGCCTGTATAATGGCCGTTCCTACGGCGTTTTTATTCCAAGCTATATCTAATTGCCTTGCGATATTCCCGACCGTTGTAAGCAGTCCCTGTGCGATCTGTAACATGGTAGACAGTATCTGTGTGCCTGTACCATTCGTCCAGACTTCCAACATACTACTGCCGACACTCTTTGCCAGTGCTCCAAGCTCCGACAATGCATACTTAGCAGCATCAATCGTGTTCTTTCCCTCACGTTCCCACGCTTCTTTAAATGGTTGGAATATCTGCCCCAGTACATCCTTGATTTTTTCAAAAATCGGCGGTGCATCTATCGGAACTTCTTCAAACATTTTGCTGATCGGTGTTCCGTTTACATCAGATCCAGACGGTGTTGTGTCGGTATCCTTATTTGTTGTGTACCGATTAATTTCATCGAGCGGTGACAGGTAGTCTTTCGCTGCTTTTGTGGCTTTCTTCGTAGACTTGGCGGTCTTGTCCAGACTGGCAGCATAATTTTTTTGTACTGCCAGTGCCTTTGTGTATGTTTTATTCCCGGCAAGATACCCGAAAAACATCCCTACATAGGTTATGGCTGTGCTGATAAGGTCAATGAATCGCGACAGTATCGGTGTCACAACTTCCAGAATCGGACTGAAAGCTGTAGCAAATGCATTTTGCAATCTGATAAGACTCCCCCACAAAGTAGATATATTTGCATTTGTGGTTTTGGAATATTGAGCCAGATTGTTAAATCCGCCAACAATTCCTTGTGTAAGAGCACTAAGAATTCGAAAAACACCGCTAAACAATAGAGACATCGTAAGCATTCTTCCGATACTCATTCTTGCTGATCCGGCTGATTTACTAGCGTCTTTAAATGACCTACTCAGTTTTGAATTGGAATTTGCAGTTTTGTTATTTGCACTGTTTACTCCAAAAAGTTTTTCTTTCAAGGAAACCAAACCAGTACCGTAACTTGCAAGTTTGCTTTTAATGCCAGAATACGATGTATTTAATCGGTTTTGCATATCCGCAAGTCTTCTTTCTGCGGTCGCAAGTCTTTCCATGTCTGCCTGTGCTTCTTTAGTGTTCACGCCAGTCGAAAAAGCTTTTCCAGACACTTCCAGATCAACAAGCTCCGACCTTGCGTATTTAATAGTGTTCGCAAGTTCATCTATGTCGTACTGCATTTTTTTATATGTAGAAGTGTTCTTTTTTCCTCCGTTTGCTATAAAGCGTTCCTGTGATGCTGTAAGCTGATTGAGTTTTGCTTCTGCTTTTGAAATTTGGTCGGATATTTCCTTGTATTCCGTGGTTGGGATGCGCTGATTTGCATAGGATGCTACCTTTTGCCGTAACGATTCTACCTTTTGTTCTTGTGCGCTGTATTCGTTATTCAGTTTTGCGAAAGCATCTATTTGCTTGTTGATGGCGTTTTTTGCAGACGTTCCCAAATTATTCACCCTGTCTGCTGCTCTTCGTAATCCAGCTTCAATTTCTTGTGAACCCGCCTTTATGCCATCAGTTCTGATTTTTGTGTTAATAACAATACTTCCATCTTCTGTCATGTATTGTCCTTTCTACCGCTAAATATTTGCGGTCAGCGGGTATCTCCACATGATACCCGGTTAATTATTTGTGAGCCCGAATACTTTTCTTAACTCTTCTTTTTCTTCTTCGCTTCGCTCTGGTGTCGCTTTAAGGTCAACAAGTTCTTTGTTGCTAGAATAGAATTCTTTTTCCCAACTATCCAATTTCTTTCCTTTCGAGACTTTTTCACGAATGTTAGTGATAGTGCTAAACAGAGATTCTCCAATCTCCATGAAAAGTCCCATGAACGTCCACCAATGTAAGTACTCTTTCTCACGAATATCCTCATGTGCCACTTTATTAATGGCCGGAATTAGAATCTTTGCATCTTTTTTCCAATCCATAAGTTGCGGTTTTTTCTTATCTCCCTTAAATCCGCAGTCGATAAACTCTTTCGCCGTCTTTAAAGCTTCTTCCCAGTCTTCCGTTGGAAGATTATCAAAGTCTTCGTAGAATATAGCCAGAATCGTTGTGTATATCTCCAAGTTTTTTTCTTCCTCTGACATTCCGGCTACTATATCGGGATCATTAATAGCACAAAGAATATCTAACACGGCTCTGTAATCTGAGCGTATTCGATATTCTTTGCCGTTTACTCTAACAGATTTGGGGAGTTTCCAGACATCCATTAGTTGTGGTACTTGGCCACATACTTATTTACACGGCGCTGTACCTTTGTTACGTTTGTGTTCAGTTTTGTTTCAATGACTTTTGCAACGCTGTCAATTACAATTTCGAGGAAAATTCTTCCATCATCCATTGGTGAAAACGGTCCGAGAACCTGGAAAAACGCTTTTTCTGCATCTCCATTAATCAAATAAGACATTTTCTCTGAAATTTCTTTTTCTGCTTTTCTGGCAGCTTCAATGCTGTCATCTTCCGGCATCTTGTAATTTTTCCAAAATCGAACGACTTCTTCGTATCTGTCAACAATGTTAGTGTCAGTCGGTGCGAACACTATACTTCCAAGAGTTTCACCAAACTGGTTTTTGATCGGAATTTTGACTCGGCCATCATTTATCTTAATAACCAGTTCGCTATCATTTCTTTTTTTTGGTAACTTGTTGCTCATATTATTCCTCCTATTAATAAATCGTTACAGTACTTCTTTTCCTGTAGAAAGACTATGTGGGATTGTTCCGGCTGTAAATTCTGGATTGCCTGAAGCAAGCGAAGTAGCACTTACATATCCCTCTGTTCTCTTACCGTCAGAAGATACTTTAAACGGAATGTTTACGCCAGATGTATCTCCACCATAAGACTGAGGTTTTACCATAACCTCTTCGACATATGCAAGGTGGTTTTCTGCACTTGTATCTTCCACAAGGACTTCCAACATAAGTGTTTTGCAGTCCGCTCCTTTCAATCGTTTCATTGCAATATCCCTAATCTTCGGATACAGCTTTTTGTCCGGGTTTGCATAGTATGTATCTGCATCCATAGACGGCTCATATCCATTATCTGTTGTTTTTGCCTGACCAAGAATGTTCTTCTTTGTCTCTGTATCCGGGTTCAGATCAACCGACATATCGTCAATGTCATCACCAAGGATTTCCCACGTAGCACTTGCTACTGTCTGTTTGAAACTATAGTCCAGATAATGTGCGAGTGCTTCTCTACTAAGATTTCCCATATTATTGTCCTTTCTACCGTTAACTTTTTACGGTCAGCGAACATCTCCAATTGATGTCCGGTTAATTAGTTCTTATGAATACATTTCTGTATTTAAGAGACATACTAATCACCCAGTCTTGCACATTGTTTTCGTAAGTTTTGTCAAGGTATGATGGTGTGATTCTTGTAATCTCTTCTATTTTTCGTTCTTCTGTAAGTGTTGGGTAAGATGTAAGCCTATGCTTTTCGCCATCAATCACGACTGTTTGTCGTTCCAGCCATTTACCTACACTATCAAGAAATTCCTTGATATCCGCTTTCATATTTGGAGAATCACGGGATGTCCTGTACACGATATAGAATGGGTAGTTGCAAAGCTGATTTATCTTACCTGTTACCGATTTTTTCTCCTGTGCAATCACCGCACCGGATACCGGATAAAATGCTATTCCATCATCTTCTTTCAAAGTGGAAAATTTAAACACTTCTCCGGTTTCCAATCCCGGATACTGATTCAGCAAATCTTTAAGTGCATTTGTTACAATGTCGTATCCGTCAACATCGTATTTCACTGTTTTTTTACTATCCACCGCCTGCACGTTTCTTCACTCCTTTTACCCATGTATCACCAAATTCATCTTTGGCAGAATCAAACCAGTGATCTGTCGCAAAAGGGTTTGGCTCTTTCGAGAACTGAATATCACGGTCTGTCACTACTTTTTTTGCTTTTGGCCTTGCCCACGGTGAACCAGTTTCCGGATCTACCATAACTTTTCCCATGTACAAAAATCTTGCGTAAGGACCATATCCGGCATAAACCTTTCCACTACCTTTCAAGGATTCATTCTGCACACTAGTAGTATCAATCAGCATCCCGTCTCTTTGTGGAATATACTTTTTTGTGCCTGTCCATACCTGTTCATCTAACCAAAGTTGAGCATCTTGGAATTGTTTTTCGAATCGGTCAAGATTCACTTTCACTTTGATGTCAGCTTCAACTATCGAGATGTTTGGAAAATGGAACATTCTGCTACGTGCCATTTACTTTCCCCCTATCTCAAAATGTGGGATAAGTGTGTATGTTCCGACATTTGTGATTAAGAATACATTGTCGTAATTTTTGTTCATGTAATCATAAAAGCCACCGTCTCTCCGGCTCTGATAGTCTTCGTCTGCTATCATCTTTTCATCATGTTCGCCCTCAATGAAAAAGTCACCGCTCGCAAATGTGACGGTATGTCCAAGTGTATCGTTGATTTGTTTCGCCCATTTTTTAGGCTCAAGATACTTTTTGCCAGCTACTACTTTTTCATCGGATGCCATGTGATACAGAACATGGAGCGTTGCCGTGTCAGCCGTATCAAGTCCTGTCTTTTCGATGTTTGCGGATTTATCAACAATGAGTTGAACGCCTTTAATTACGGTCGGATACCAAAATATTTCATCCTTTTGATTCACATATTTGTTGAATACAGTTATAGTTTTGCTATACATTGGTATCACCTCTCGTTAATAAAAATTCTTACCGCATTTTTCACACTTCCATATGTGCCTTGTTTCTTTTATCCCATTTCCGATATCTTCCAGATACGTTCCGAAATGGATTTTCTTTTTGTGTTTGCAAAATAATCTTTTAATAATTCCCATTGTTCAAATTCCTCTATATAGCAAGTACACTCCGTTATCATCGGTAACGTTAAAAAGATAGCTGACTGCTGCTTCAAGAAGTATTCTTTTCTCTTCTTGCACATTGGTAGCTGCTACGGTATACCGATTGCTCTGGCTGTTCCCATTAGCGTAAGATATGCTTTCATTTCCAGAAGAAACAGAAGAGACGGTCTTATTTACGACCGTCCCATCTTCTCTCTGTATGGTTCCTATGGCATCCATAGAAGCTTTTTTAGCTTGATCTATCTTATACATTTCATCAGCTACTGCACATACAGCTTTTTGAACTTTTGTTTCTGCTCGCTCATTTTCTGGAAGTCCATCGACAAGACGATCCATCGTGTAGTTGTCTACGCAGTCACTGGCTCGCTCAGCATATTCACGAAATTCGCTTTCTGGAATTGTTTTTCCAAAAAATTTTTTTGTATAAAACTTATAATCTGTGTACGCCATAGTGTTTCACCTAATTTTCCTGTTTACTAGAATTTGATCTGGCTTTAGTTTTTTCAACTGAAATTTCTTTATATTTTTGTGGATTGTTTTCCATCAACTGAGCACTCGTTTTATGCTCAGTTGATAAGATTCTTCCTGTTTCCAAATCTTCAAATCGTCTCATGCTTACTCACCTTTCTTGTTCTTGAAGATAAGATCTGGCATTACAGATTTTGTTCCGTAATGGTAGAAGAGTTCGATGCCATATGCTTCTGAAAGAGGAATCTTCTCAGCGCTGTATGGTGTGGATTTAACAGGCTGTGCGATAGCTCCATCCACCATCACGATCACATCAACGTCTGTCGGCATGTGCACACATGAGAATGTTTTTACACCATGATAAGCGTAGAACTCTTCGTCAGCCACGCCAACACCTGGAACCGTAACTTTGTCAAGATATGTGCGGATTTTTCCGTAGAATTTAGGTGTACAGATCATGTTCATCATAGAACGAGGTACTCCGTCCACATATTCATTCTTGGTGGTTTCGCACTGCTGAATCATGGTTTCAGCCTGTTCCTCAATAGCTGTAATACCCGTCAGATCAACTTCTGTCGCATCTGTTCCGGCAACTTTGAAGAACTCAGTGTCGAGTTCTGCGATCATTCTAAGTGCATGGTTTGCTGTTCTTTTTGCGATAAGTCCCTCTACTCCGAGAAGAGATACATCTTTCTGTTCAACCTCTTCTACAATTTCCTTATCTACATTGATCGGAATCGTAACCGGCTTTCCTTTTACTCCATCACCTTTAGATGCACCTCTGGCGGTTCCGTAATTCTTAGATGTCGCATTTGCGAATCTTTTCGCTTCTACGGTTCCGGCTGATGGATCACCGGAAAGTTCGGTATTCTTCATTTTTCCAGAAATAGTGTTCTTCTGGACGTTTTCAATGACCTTTCCGTACTCTTCTGCAAGAAGCATTTTTCCGGTTGTGTCAAGTAACATGTTTAACGATGTAATTCTTGTTGTTTCTGCCATTTTTTGTTCTCCTTTAATTCTTTAAGGTCAACGGCTATCTCCTATTGATAGTCGGTTCACAGTATGGTTTTACCAAACAGTTCCAGGAACAAACGGCTCTGCTTTCGGTTCACTTCCACCTTTTTCTGTAGGTGTTGTGAATACCGGTGGTGTCTTACCATCAGTTACGAAAGCGTCTTTCTGAGATTCTTTCAGTTCTTTCATGTAATCATCAAGACCAAGAATCTTTTCGCCCTCACGTTTCAGACCCTTGTCTTTAATCATGTTGATGATTCCTGTTTTGGCAAAATCAGAACTGAATTTCTCGCCCGCAAGAGCCTTTGTCAGAACGTCATTGAAGTCTCTTTCTTCAATCTTCTGGTTGTACTCTTTTTCACTGGCATCAAGCTTGTCCTTCCATTCTTTTTCTGCATTCTCAGCTTTCGTCTTCCACTCATCACGTTCTCTTGTGATTGCATCGAAGTCTTTTCCCTCGAACCCGTCCAAAGTCTCTTTCGCTGTTTCATACTGTGTTTTAAAGTTGTCACGTTCCTGTGTCAGAGTTTCTACTTTTCGTGTCTGCTTATCATAGTCAGATACGCTTTTGTAATTCTCTTTCACTGCATCTTCGATTGTCTTTTTCTGCTCATCTGTAATTTCAAGACCAGCATCCTTGATAATCTGAATAATATTTTTCATGTTGCATATCCTCCTCAACGTCTCTTATTAACCGCTTCGTCTGCGGTAGGGATTCAGACAGATGAACCTCTGTCGGGGTAATCGGGATACACGGAATCGAACCGTGGACATAAGTCTTTTTTTCAAAGAGATGATTGATTGTGACTTTTGTTCTACCATTGAACTATATCCCGTTAGTGGTTGGTATAAGTGTTCCCTCTATACAGTTCCAACCACTGTTACGGCTATTTGACGGTCAATCTGCATATTGTTCCGTAACTAACTCTATACAGAAAAAGGATAGCCGGAAATGAATCCATGCACCATACTGTGCACTATCCTTTGCGGATAAAAATTTATCATATTATATTTTTTTAGGAGGTAACATAAGATGACAGTTCCCTAAGTCCGCAAACTTAGGGGAAAGCCTAACGGGCGTTTGACCGCCCTTTAATCAGCATTCCGCTATTAGGCTTTATTGAAAGGAGGTGTATCAAGCAAGAAAAGAAAATGTCCTATGTGATTCACCGTATATATCGTAACATTAATATATATAGTACTCCGTACCCATGTTTTTACATTTCTGCAAGCTTCTTGATTTGCCTTTGAATCTCTTTCCGTTCTTCTGCAAAATCTGAATCCATCACCATAGAGGAAAGCATGTCGTACACTTCTACCATAAGTTTCCCGACGCTTTCCATCAGTTTGTCTTTATGTGCCTGATCTCCGTTCTGTTGATACATCTCTTTCGCAATAATGTACTGGTCGTATAGCGCATCAATGTTTTTGTCATACTTTCCGTTACTGTACTTCTTGATAAGGTTTTCCGATGCATCCGCAATCATCCCCGGTACGCTTTCACATTCCAAAGATTTCATATTACACAATGTAGATGTAATCATGTACATTGCCTGTAAGTTAGACATATTTAAGTCTTTCTTTGCAGATGCTTTCTCGCGTTCAAGCTGTTCTTCCAAAATCTTTTTGATCTCGCTCATTTATTACACCTCGATTCCTTTCATTTTCTTTTTGTATTTGTCATGAATCTCCAACTGAATTTCTGTGATGTATACCATGTCGTATCCAGTAGATATGAGGTCATTAATCATACATTCTACAGTTTTTAATTCTTCGCTTACATCTTCTACCAAACATTCCACGAACATAGCATCAGCCACATGACCGTTTTCTCTTAGCGTGTGTGCGTACTGTTCGTACACTTCCTTTGTTTCGGATTCCCAATTGTGGTACTCGACAAATCCATCTTCTACGGCTTTCTGCTTTGTGCTTTTCCCAACGCTTAACCGTTTGGCCGTTCGCCACGCATCCGGGATAACATTCACTTTTCCACCAAATACATCATCAATAAGCTGATTGTGATGGTTTATAAAATATCGGCACACTTTCCTACGTTCTAAGCTTTCCGCAATGTGCTGGTACTCATGCATCCGCTTAAAGCCTTTTAAGCCAAGGAAATCGAAGTAGTCCGCAAACTGTCCGTGCATCATAACAGCTCCGATAAACCGTTCGTTGATTTCGGCAAAGATTTCTTTCGGAGTTTTGACATCTAGGTTGCTTTTAAAATCAATCATAGAAACTCACCCCTTTTCTATGAGAGCTTTTTAATGATGATATTCGCATCCTTAACCAATGTGTCAACGGTGCCAACGTTTCCAACCGATATAGTGACGCTACTTCCGGCCGGAACTGCAATCAATGTAGTTGCACCGACATTCTGATACACATTTGCTGTTGCTACTGTATAGTCCATTTCTGTACCGGAAATCGGTTCGCCGTTCTGCTTGATAGATAACGCTACTGCGCCTATTGCAGATGCCGTAACGTTTCCGTTAAACTCGACTTCGACCGCCATCGGCAGATTCCCACGGTTTGTGATTTCAAAAAGCCCACTGCCGTTGTCATGTGCAAGCCACCCTGTGTTACAAGCACATCTACGGCTTTTCACTCTTGTTTCTGTAAATAATACATTCTGATTTGTTGCTACTGTCTGAGCATTTTTAGCAATAGAATTTAACATATTTTTTCTCCTTTCTTAAAAAAGAGAGCAAGCGCATGCCTACTCTCTTTGATCTTCGCAAGACTACTTTTTCGTAGATATGGATTCTTCCAACATGCTTATGATTTTGTTTTGGTTTTCAATTATTTTCAAAAAGTACTTACTGTCTTGCTCATGCAAGTGTTTTTCGATGTCAGAATTACTCGCCTGTGATAGATCGCTGTTAAAATTCGCTATCTGCAAAGCAACTCCGTACACTGTCAGAAAGTCAAGTAGTGATATATCGTTCACTTACATCACATTCCCACTTGCACAGCAACCATTACCGAATGCGTTATACGCAAAGTATGGACTGCAAGACATATAAGCCGGTTTTGGTGTCGGTCTCACCGCATCAATAATGTTATTGGTCTGTGAAACCTGTGAAATCTGCCAGTATGCTGTCTGCAAATCTCTGTCACGATCAGCGAGCTTGTCTCTCAAGTTCTGAATAGTGTTATCCTGGATTAACTGGCGTGTAGCCTGTCCATCTGCTAAGATGCTTTCTTTGATATCACAGCAACACTGTGCCATCTGTGCCTGCATGTTCTGTGCCTGTAATGCTGCATCATATCTACTCTGTAAGATCTCTTTCTGTGTGTTGCAGCAACACTGAGCCTGCTGAGCCTGTAAGTTCTGCAAGCCAAGCTGTGTGGTATAGCGGTTCTCTAATACGTCTCTCTGTGTCTCGCAAGCTGTGTTGGACACATTCTGATTTGTGTTAAAGATATCTCTTTTCACGAATTCGTCAGAAACAAAAGCGTCATGTGTTCCGTTGTTGTTTCCCCATCCGTTACCGCAAAACAGGAAAGCAAGAATGATAATCCAGAACCATCCACCGTCACCCCACATATTTCCATCGTTGTTTCTTGTGACTGCTGCTACATCGGCAGCACTAAGTGTGTTTAATCCCTCGTTCATGTTGGTTCTCCTTTTCTTTTATTTATCAAGACGTGTGCACTCCGTCCGGATATCACTTGATTTTATTAACAATGTCGTTTGGATTCATGCCATTTCGCTGGCACATCTCCATAAATACATCTTTCGGGTTTCTTCCTTGGCACATATCCATAGCCTTTTTAATGTTCGGGTTGCTCTGCGCCATATTCTGCAACATTGCTCCGGGGTTCTGCGTATTTTGCATCATCCCCATCATTTTTTGAATCATTCCGAATGGACTGTTGCCACCCGGCATACCACCCATCATTCCCATTAACGGATTACTCATGTGTCAGCTCCCCTTTCTGTTCTTCCGGCTGAGGTTTCAATGTGTCCAGTAATTTGTTGAATTCTTCTCTTGTTACGTACTTAGAGTCCATGTTTTCCACTACAGGTTGTGGATTGTTCGCCTGTACCTCATGGAATTCAAAAGCTTTAAACGTAACACTTCCCACACCGTCAACAGATTTAACATAAAAGTATGGCGCATTGTTATCCATCATCCAAGCCGTTGTTCCCGGCTGTACAATCTGATTCCTTGCCCCGTCAATTCCGGCTACCTGTATCCAGTTCACATTCGGCTGTGCCTGTGCCTTGTATTGCTGTTGAGCCTGTGATAAGTTGTCTATCCGTTGCCGTAATGCCATCTGATCTTGCATATAAGCATCCTGTGGCATGTACGGTGTATATGACATATATGGATTCATACTCATACCTCCTGTAAATTAGTATTTGTTGTTCTCTATGCTTTCATTTTACGCATAAAAAAGAGACCTTAACAGTTCGTTAAAGTCTCTAAAAAGTATCACTTATTCTTCTGCCCTGTTGCTTCGATATGTGCAATTGCTTTTGGTATCATTCCACAAACATCCAATCTTCTGCAAGCATATCTGTCTGAGACGGAACCCATCCGACAACGCATTTATTATCTGCTGTTTTCATAGTAATTGACGGGAGCATATCGTAAGGTTCATCATTTTTCTTTTTTAGTTCTGTTTTCGTAAAGAAATGGATTTCATCTGCGACAAACAAGAACATCCCCTTGCCATTCCATCCTTTACGTGTCACCTTAAGTCCTCTTTTTAGATAACGGATAGCATCTCCAAATCCAAATGTTGACTGACCACCGAGGACACCGCAATTCTCTTCATTAGCAATCATCCAGTCATCTCTCTGCGTGTGCATGAAAGTATATTCTACTCTCTGCGTTTCACGGATATCAAGAATTTCTCCCTGTCCTTTGTCGGAATCCTTTGGTCTGCAATGAATCATAATCGTCTGTTTTTCGTCATCCCAACACCAGTAACCATTCCATCCAGGCAATTTTACTTTCGCACCCTGTTTCATTAATTCAAACGCTTCTTTAAAAATCATAATTATTCCTCTACTAACTCAAATCTATACTTCTGCTTCACATCCGGGTATTTCTTCCTGTCTACTTTGCTTACGAACATTCCGTAAGGTCTGCACCACACACCATTAGAACATTCGTAAACTACCTTGAACTGTCCCGGCATTTCGCTATCCTGTGCAATATACAGGACTTTTACTGTCTCGCCCTTAAAGTGCCTGTACACTTGTCCCGGTTCAACTTTTCTATTGCTCACTGTCGGCGGTTCGTCATTGAAATACTTCTCACATTCTGCCAAATCACAGTTCTCTTTCATAAGTGGATGCTTTTCATCCAACTTCTTAATCTCTGCTTTCTGTACATGAATGTGCTGTCCTACAAGTGGAAATCCACAGCCGTAAAGCATTTTTGCCTTAATGTGGCGTGGTTCAAGTCTGCCTGTCGGGTCTATGAGATATCCACTTATTTTAAAAATCTTAGGTATCATATAATCACCTCTTTGCACCTGTTATTTTGTTGTGATCTTCTTCAGATATTTGTTTTGTTCCAACTAAACGAAATGTATTAGTTCCAGCACTTGATCCGTAATATGCTTGAAAATCTATTTTTTCTGTATGGACATTCGAAAAATCATCAAAAGGTTTTACAAATTCAGCAGTTTCAAAAACAGGAATATACGCTATATGTCCATACTTATATTTTTTTCTTCCTTTTTCGTCAATAATCCAACCAGCGTTAAAATTTATTTCACCAAACCCAAGTACGCCCGATACTTCTTGACCAGTTGCTTCGATGTGCGCTTTACAAGGTTTTACATCTTCAAGCCACATACCTATACCACCCTTTCAATCTTATCATTCACTCTTCTACTCAATCTCTTGACTGTAGACACACTCACATTCATTTCTTCCGCGCAGTCCTCTAAAGGCATAGCTTTAGCACGGAGCCGGAACAGTTTCAATTCATCCGATGTAAAGTTGCATTCTAACTCAAAATAGTCAAGTTCTGGTCGTGTAAAAGAGTATATTTTCATAATTCCTTTGGTTTCTTGTCCGTCATAGCATTTACAAGCTCTTCCCGAGTTTTTTTTAAACCCTCAATGTTATTTCCTGTGATTTTGTTTTCGATCAAATTAAACATACTTCTCATTAATAGATTCATATCATCCCTCGTATTCCTTATGTTCTTATAATCGTTATCAAGTTTCTGATTAATCCCTGTGATAGATGTTTCAATGTTCGTTATTCGCTTTTCAATCTGCTCTATACGGTTGTCCTGTTTTTGCTTTGGTGCTTTCCATGATTTGTACCACCCGGAAAGCACCGCAACAGCACCACCGATAACAGATATAGCACCGCATATAGCAAGTATCTGTGTTATTAGTTCCATATTCACTTTTCCTTTGAATTGATATATCTTTGTGCTGCTTTTGCAGACTTCACAGCCTGTGACCTATCCCACTGTGATACCCGTAGCCGTTCCGAATATTCTTTAAGACCATTATCTTTGCAGAACTCACGGTATTGCTTGTTCTGCCGTCTCAGCACCGCTGATTTTCGGTCGTACATCTGTTGCAATTCGAATTTAAGTTTATCGTCTCCGCTTGCATCTATAGCAGTTTGCAAATTCTGAATCTCTCTCTTGCTGTTGCGAATGCGTCTTTCCATAAGCCGTTGCTTTTTCGCACGCTCTTCCGCTTTGATATTGTCTTCGCTCGACAGGTTGATATCTGCATACGGATTGTTTTCACCATCACCGGATCCGAAAGAGTGTCGGCAGTTCGCGCCACACAAACCGGTCACTGTTCCGTAGCCTGTTGATGTTCGGAAGTCCGGGAACCTCTTGTCTTTGCCTGTCCGGGAATAGAATTTTCCTTGCCACCAAAAGTGGTTCGTTGGATTGGTACCGCCATCACCAATTCGCGCACCCACATGTGCAGATACTAAGATGGTGTCCCATTCCAATTCTTCCATTCGTTTTAGCGCGATTGCTCCGGCACACTGGCTTATCCCTGTGCGGACAGTCATCATTGTGGCTGATTCAATGCTCATTTCTCTACCGGACGGATACGATACTTTAACACCTTGCTTTATCATCCTGTCAACAGCATTCCTGACGGCTTGTGTATATGATATGGCACCGCTTGATGCCATGCGGTAAGCTGTGTCAACTTCTTTCAAAAACAGTTTCTGCGCTTCATCTGCCGTTGTTCGTGTAAGGTTTCTCCATTCTCCACACGTAGCGTTATAATCTCTTTCCAGTATTCTGAGCAATGCCGGAGATTGCAATAAGGGCGTAGGTGATAGTCCTACCGCCCTATATATCGCATCGTCTCTCTCGATAGCTTTTATACCGGCTTCTTCAAATGCACTTTTCAGCTCGTTCTCTTGCTTCTTCGTTTTGTCAGCAATCTCTTTTTGTATGTCTTCCAATAAGTAGCCGGATTCCTGTAACACCTGTATCTGCCACCTGTCCGTAGCTGTAAGCATATAATCTTCTCCACGGCCTATACGCACCATTATGCGCTCAACGATCATGTCCATGATGTTCCGATGCATATCAGAAGATATCTTTTCAGCCCCCTCGGTCACGCGAAATAGATATTCTGGTGTAAGCATTATTTGTCCTTTCTGTTTGAAATCTTCATTGCCAGAAGTAGAAAAACACAGATTACAATAATATTAATCGTACTTGTTGCCATACTTATTCGTCCTTCCCAATCTGCTTAATAATCTGATTAACGTATGTACTTAGTCCGGCTACCATGATACCTTGTACTACAGACGTGAACAGTGCCATAAAAACGTTTTTCATGCTGTCCAAATCGCAAGTTGCTGTTACATACATTCCGCAAATAATAATTCCAATACCTCCGAGAGAGAGTGGAATGTCTTTATCCTTAATTCTCTTTGAACTTTTCATCCATTTCCCAAGAAAATACAAAGCAAAAGAAACCACCATTAACTCCGGCTTTACATAACTAATAATCTGTTCCATTTTTTAGTCCTCCTTTACATACATTATCATTTATCTTTCGGATTGACGTGTCCCCTTATACCTCTTCCCATCCATACACACCCGGTTCCCAGACATTCCCGTCTGCCGTGCTAATCCATGTCTTGCCATTGTGTGTTACCTTGTCTCCTTTGGCGTAAGGGTTGGTGCTGTCTGGCTGTTCCCATTCTGGAATCGTGTCAGTGTCCGGTATAAGCACCTTGGCGAACAAAGACGGTGCATCCGGCGGTGTCCATGTCTCTTGGCTTGTATGGGCTTGTAATACCTTGTAGATAGTACCATTGTATTCCAACCGCTTGCCAGCTACATATTCCTTGCCAGACTGCCACTTCTCTACAAAGTCTGGATACTTCAATATTTGTTCATCGGTCATTCCGGCTGTCTGGTTTTCCAACAGCTTCCGCAACTGCTCTGCTTGTTCTCTTGTCACTGTACCACCCCCATTATAATATTCAAGGCATCCTCTGCACTTAAGTCCGGCTCTGGATAAACTGGATCGTCTACCAGTGTCCACACCTGCCTAATCGCATTCTCTTCCTCTTTCCAACTGGATTCCCAGTGCTTGCCCTCTGTTACCTCAATAGGCATATCTGTGTACACCACAGGCTTGTAGCCTAACTCTTCCAATTCTTCCGGCAATGGATTGTTTATCGTCTTGCCATCAAGCACAATCGTTTTGGGTGCACTGTGCAAGAATCCGCTTTGTAATTTTGCATACATCTTTTAATCACCTCTTTCTTGACACAGAATTTAAAATTAACTAATCTGTGACTGACTGACAAGTTTTTGTGTTAATTTACGTTTCATGTCAACTTACCTCCCGTAAACTTTTATAGTGCCAGATGTTGCATAATATTGTGTTTCACTGTTGTAGATTTTTATTTTCCTAAATTTCTCCGCAATCGGCATCAAATTGTAAGGAATCATAACATTCCCTGCATTGCCACTATACATTGTTTTGCTACTAGCTCCGGTATGAGATACTGCTATTGTTCCGCACCCGTTCAAACATTTATATAATGTATATCCATTCTTTTTGTTTCCTTTCTTAGATGTTCTAGGTGCTCCACAATCCGCCACAATATCATTAATCTTTACCATTACCGTAGAATCTGTATTAGTCGAATTTTCCATGTCTGTCCATATCAACAACAGTTCTGAGCAGTCACAGGCCTTTTCAAACATAACAGAATTTGCAAATGCAAAATTTGACACATCAATTTCGCCTAATAATTCAAACTCTTCATTTATCATACTTTCTTCCACCTCACTTCCTAATGTTCTTCTACGTTCCATCGCTCACGCTCCAATTCTGGCTAGTTAACAGCCCCTCTAAAATTGATACCTCATATACCTTGTTGCTCTCGACCGAAAAACTACCGATATTTACATTGGATGGATGTACCACCCGTGTTGCCGTTGCACCAGATTTGAATATAAAATGCACCTCTCCCGTTCCCTCTCCGATGGTGTAGGTAAGTGACTCCATCTCCGGGAATACGTATAGCTTATTCGGTTCGAGCGTTACTGTGGTATCTGTAGACAGCTTCTCGATACGCTCTATACCACCTGTCTCGATTGTGATTGCAAGGGCTTCACTTCCATCGTATGTGTGGGTTCGACCTCCATATGTGATGGTTAGTGCTTGTGGGTTTGGAAGAGTGGTTGGTACTGTAGGAATTATTGGCTTTCCTTGTAAGTCTTCATAATTGCCGGAAAAATCACTCTTGTCGTTCCAACTCTGTTTCTCTGTGTCTGTAACTGTTCTGTGCTCTGCATCATCCTGTAGATCGGACAGATTTTTCGGAATTTCCGTTGTATCCGGCAGTGCTCCTACTTCTTCTGCGGTATAAGCAGGTTTTTCTTCCTCTTTTGCCCATGCGGGTACCGTTGGATCCGTCTCTTCTATAGGATTCTTTTCCAGATAGCTTTTTACAGATTTCTCTATCTGTTCCTCGGAAATAGGCTCTTTCTCCAATGTGTCTACTCTGGATATAAGGTCAAGAATGACATCGGCGTGAGTCTCTTCGATCTCTTTATCCGTGTCTATCGTCTCTTTGGCATTTCCGGTAGCCGGGCGGGTTCTGAACACTTCTACTTTATCTTTGTTTTTCGCTTCTACCGCAAAATATATAGATGTATCCTCGTTTGCGTCAAAGATGTGTGGCTTTAACTCCCATGAAAAAGTGATATTCTCCCCGTCTACCTTCACATCTTTTACGGTATATTTCCCCGGCAATCCTTTTGCAGTATAGTAATTTACGAAAATGTAACAGTCAGACAAGTCGGCATTATCTCCTACGATCTTAGGGCATTTGAAATACTTTCTTTCAATATTGCCCTCTCCGTACACTCCAAAAAGCTGTTCGCTTTTGGGGATTGCAATTTTTCTTGTTGACGGGTCTATGATAAGATATTCCATTTTGGTTCACCTCTTTCCTATTCTTCGTACAATCCACTGTCCGGCTTATTCTGTTCCTGCGCTTCTTCAATCATTGCTTTCGCTTCGCTTTCGGTCATTCCCTCGAATTTCACAAAATACATCCATGCCGGAACCTTGCCCTGTAAAACGTAGTTCCACCACCGAGAGCGATCATCCTCTAAGTTGTATACAAGGTCTTCAAAATCGCATGCAGTTTGGTAGTTCGTTGCCGGGATAGTTCCGTTTGCTGTTCCAACCGCATACAGTATATAGATGATTCTGTGCAGTACTCCATCGTGGTTCTTTCCGTCCAAAATGTTTCGGAATGCCTGGATGGTATGAAGTGTACGCCTATCGTCAGATTCTACCTGTGTTGCTGTCTGTATGCCTTGATTCTGGTCGAAAGAGAAATATCCGTTTGAAAATCCGCATTTATATCCGATGATGGACAGGTAGAAGTTAATAGCACTCACTCTATCTGTTACAAGTAAAGTAGGCACATGTTCATGAATGGTATTGTCTTCATTTATCCCTTGTTCCAATCCGCTCACAAATCTTGGTAGCTCGATCCCCTGTGCGTTTGCGAATTGTATAGCAGACTGCGATACAAATGTCATGTGTTGACTGTCTTCCTGTTCGTCTCCCATCTTGCTAAGGGCAATATCCAACCACCTCAATTCTTCGATGCATTCCGAAAACGCCGGAACAGTCAGTGGAGATTCCTTGTCAATCGCATTTGCGTAAGGATTTCGCCAGTAGACAAACAGTGGATATTCTAACCCATGTACGTACACTTCCGGCTCAATGTCTTTCCACTCATCCACCCTGTCAAGCGTGATCTCTGTCCCGATCATATCTTTGTTGTCCGATTTAAAAGCCTTACTGGATATATGGTATACACGTTCCAGTCCAACATCTTCAAATCTGTGATACTCAGCTTTTGTATAGTATTTGTCGTTTTTCTTAAGGAATGAGAAAAAGATAGCTGCTAACGCATCCCCGTCCGTATTTGTGTCTGTGATTAAAAAGTAATCCGGATCCAAAAACTCCACATCATCACCATTACTCTTGACCATCATTCCACAGGTCGCACAGCTTTCCTCTTGTTTCTCCTGTAAGGTGTTCATCACTCTGTCAAATCTCTTTTGCAGTTCGTTATTCCCTGTAATCTCGATATCCGTATTAAACAGTGTGAGGTTCGCTATCTCACGACAGATCACATTCGAAAACCTTGTCGGCTTTATCTTCCCACTAGTACACCACTTTGGCACACCAGATCTCATGCTTTTATACAGTGACAGGGCGGTATCCATATCAGAAGACCGCCCTGTTTCAATTCCGAATATGTTTTTAGCGTCATTTACTTTAACCATTTTGTTCCATACCGCCTTAATCTTTTCTATCAGTCTCATTGTTTCACTCCATTAATACTGCCATCTTAAGCGTCTTCTTAAGAATGTGTAGCAGAAATACCTTGTATCATCCATAGCGTGGTCATTTTCTTTAATAACTGCATCCTCACTCTTTTCTTCATCCCATCGGTACATACCGAATTCGTTAATACAGTCTTTACAGTCTTCGTATATCTTAAGCATGCCTTTGTTTAACATGGTCGTAACCACACGTATACCGTCAAGCACATCATTATCTGCTTTCTTTACTGTATATTCTCCGTATTTCTTAATTACTTCAATGAATGATGCGGCAGACGGATCTATGATGATACAATACACCTTTCTATCACCTATCAGCTCTTTCAGCATCTTATAGTATGCTTCATCATCCACTCTCTTACCGGTCTCACGACTGTTATAATACACTTCTGCTTCTCTCTGTGCCGTGCGTCCGTTAAACGCCCACAGTCCGGCAGAGAACGGGTTGACTGTACCGTAGTCAATAGATACAATGTATTCTTTCGCTCCTGTCATGTGTTCGTGTGCTACATGCTTCTCTTCGTCAAACATCTGATAGACAAGTCCCTCAGCCACACACCACAGTCCTAAGATATACCGTTTGAAGAACACGCCTACATACATGCTTCGGTATCTCTTCTTGATTGCTTCAGACAGAGACAGGTTATCATCCATTGTAAAATGCAGATACAGGATATTCTTCTGATCGCACTTATCAATCCAGTTGACTTTGAACCAGTGTCGAGGTCCGTCCGGGTTACAGTTGAACCAGTATTTAGAACCTGTCACTGAGCAACGTCCTGTTGCCTGGTTGACAAACGATTCTGGCATCAATGCCACTTCATCAAAAAACATTCCGGCAAGTGTGATTCCCTGTATCAAGTCCTGAGAACGTTCATCTTTACCGCCGAATATGTAGAAGAAATTCTGCACATTTCCCTTGCTGACCACAATAAGGTTGTCTGACCGATGGTCTACCACCGTATATCCACGGCTTTTTAGCATCAGTTTCAACCAGAACAGCACATTACGCCGGAATGATCCGATAGTCTTTCCGGCCATGCCGAAATTCTGTTGATTGAATGTGCTCATTGCCCACAGAACATAAGACAGTGACATACACAGTGTCTTACCGCTTCGGATAGCCCCGTCAGCTATGATTCCCTCTTTGCTCTTTACAGGACTGGATTCACACCACCATGTAAGTACTTTCTTCTGTTTAACAGAAAAAGGCTTGAACTCAAACCCTTGCTTCTTAGCCTTTTCTTTCATGGCAACCGCATGCTTCATGATGCTTTGCCGGATGTTTTGTATTCTGTTCTCAATGCTACTCATCCGTCCATACCTCGCCCGCTGTTGCATTTAAGGCATCAAGGAAGTTGTCAGTGCTTTCTTCCTCTGGTGTAGAATCTTTGTATTGCGCTTCTAATTTGGCAAGTTCGATATTCATTCGTCTATCGTCCATATTGCGTTTGAGTAATTCTTGCGCACACCTTGTGCGTTCGGATAATGGAGCTTCGAGATCGAATTGGTCTTTAATCTCTCCACGCATGACAGATGTAAGATACTGCATAACTTCCGTGATATCTGCGATACGTGCGTCCTCTATTTGCTTCTGTCGTTTCTGTATATATTCCAAAACGACAGGTTTTTTCATATTCTCCGCTCCGGCTTGTCTCGCCGTCTTCTCACTATATCCGGCTCTCTTTGCAGCTTCTGTCTGATTCCCGCACTTTAAGAATTCGTCAGCAAACGCTTTCTGCTTTGGAGTAGGTTCTTTCCCTTTCGGCATCTACCCACCCTCTTCCATATATCCATCCATGCTACTCACCACCCTTGCCTGTTCTACACAGTCTCTTTCTGAGGTTGCTGTACCTGTCTGTAATGACATCCAGTGCAATGTTGAGTGCTTGTATTGTTCCATTCTGTCTGTTGTGTTCTTCTACCATCCTCTTATTCTTTGCAATAAGTTCCTGTACTTCGCACAGTGCCCGTTCTCCGACAGCCTTTGCGTCTTCTACCTCTTTTTGCAGATACTCATTCTTTTCTTTCAGCTTTTCATTCTTTGTAATCATGTCAATTAATTTCTTCTGCATTTCTTCCATATCACGTGAGTCTGGTTTGTTTAATTCTACTGGTATCTCTGTATAGTTTTCCATCATTCTTTCACCGCCCTCCATATATCATTTAAACAATTTACAATCTCTATCTGTGATGCTGTTCGGATAATCTCATAATCATAATATTTCCATTCCCCGTTTTTCTTTCGCTCTAACACTCTGGTAGATAGGATGTACATGGTGATAAGTCTATTTTGCTCCACAGAATAAAACTGGCTTGTCCCCATCTTTATAACTAATCCTTTTTGCAGTATTGCTTTCTGTAACTTCTTAGCAATGCCATTTAGATTTGCCATACACTCACCTACCTTTTCCGCATACAAAAATAGCACCTCCCACGATAATTACATCTTACCGTCAGAAGTGCTATTTCATTGTCCCCGTTATTTAGTTTCATTACTGTTTTGATACTTATATTTTACCACAAAACGCACATTTTTTCAATGTTTGGTTGCTCTATGTTCATTTCTTTGATATTGACTTTTTATCTTTTTTAGATTAATATATATCTATCAGCAATCTTTGTTGATTCTCACGGTTCCATGATTTTCGTGAGTGTCGTTCCAGTCAATGGTGGAACGTTGAGTTGAAAGATGTTAGAATTTAAGAAGAAATTCAGAATCTAGGTATGGCTTTTAGCTATGCCTTTTTTCTTTCATATTTTCCTTTATACAATTTCAATTACTTCTGCTTCTTCAACAATTACTTCGTTTTCGTCATTCCCATAAGAGTAAGAGTCCCCACCGATTATTACAATGTTGTTTCCATCGTAGATAGATGATTCTTCAATAGCTCTTTCGATTATATCTTTTGCTTCTTCTGCATCATCAGTGTCAATCAGTTCGAACATTGCGTATCCACATACGCCGTCCATTTCCTCTGGTTCTTCTGTGTCATATGAACTGCACTCATATTCTTCATTCCACTCAAAGCTGTTTCTGCAAATGTCACCAATTTTATATTCTTCATCCGGACAACAATGGCGAATTGCTACCACGCTATAATCATTTTCTTTAATTGTTTCTAAGATTTTTTCTACATTCATCATTGTTCTTACCTCCTATAATATGTTCCTCTCTTAACTGTCTTTATTATAGCATAGTGGTGTCCACTAGTCAAGCGTTTTATTGACTTTTCTTCATATTTTTGATATTATACTTATCGGAAAGTAATGCTTGAGAATGATGTAAAAGTATGGTATGAATTATGCATTAACTACCAAAAACAGCACTTGACGAATAGCCGTTCGTCAGCGCTGTTTTTCTTTTATATCTCTTCAAACCATCCAACCCTTGAATTTTCAAAAACGCCATCAGAAAGTTGTCCGTCAAACTCTTCTTCGCATTCTTCTGCTGTGTCTCTTGTGATTCTGATTATCGAATATTCATTCGTACCTGTTTGATCAGAATTAATAACTTCTACAATTCTTGTTTCCCCGTTTTCTGAAAAATCATATTTTGTAGATTTGCTGAAACTTTCTCTCTGTCTGTGTCCCTCTGCTCCATATACTTTCCATGTTCTTGTTACTGCCATTTTATTTTCCTCCTTTTCTGATTGTGATCACACCGTCTTTTTCTTCCAGGACAACACTCCTATCCTCTTCCGTAACGCCCAGTGCCTTTATCATCCCTACCGGAATAGAAATCCGGTAGTTTTTCGTGTTCTTGCCGGATGTTCCGCCGGCTTTGTTTATCATTACGTTTCTTTTTGCTTTCTCCATTACTATCTCCTCTCTTATCTTATGTCTGTGATTTTTACAAGTGTGTTAACTAGATTTTCTTCGTCTTCTGCTACGATTTCGAAATCTGCAATGATTGGTTCGTCATATTCTCCGTTTGCAACGTGTACGCATTCGCTTTCGAGAAGTTCCTCTACGTCTCCGTCTTCTGTCTGCCATAAATCTGCAAATCTGATTTCTTCTCCAACCTCTAATTCTGCTCCATTAAACATTTCAACTTTCATCATCTTTCTTTACCTCCTGTGATGTTCTCTGTTTTTTAACTGTCTTTATTATAGCATAGTGGTGTCCACTAGTCAAGTAAAAAAATAAAAGATTTCAATTATTTTCAAAATCTTTTTCTCTTAATCTATATATTTACATTTTACAGGTCCGTCTTTATTTTTCTTAATCATCTAATAGAATCTTGGTCTTTTCTTCCTTTTCTCCACTTCCTACCGCTGTTGGGATGATGGTTGGAACACGAGAAAGTACCTATTAATATATGCTAAAATGTATGTCTATGTCATCTCCTGTGATAACTACCTTTTCAACACACTCTTTTAGCACCTTGTTTTTCTCGGAATCCGTCAGTGTATCCCACACGTTGGACATCTCTTTTATTTTCTCTATCTTTTCTCCCCGTCCGGCTTTCTCCCGGATGTCTTCTGCCTTTAGTTCTTCCCGTAGGTTTTTTAGTGTTTTTTCTTCTGCCTGGATGACATCTAAAAGTGTATCAGTGCCGGAATTTCCGTTTGCGTACAATGTGTATAGGCGTTTCAGCTTTGATTCGCTGAGTGATATCTCTCGCTCTATCATCTTCTTGGTGCTCTCGGATTCATTCTCTTTTTCTTCCACATTAACAATAAATCGTTTAAAACAGTCCTCTACCTCTTTTTCCACCACATCTGCACGTACTTTTTTGTTCTCGCAAGGACTTTCTGTCTTGGAGATATGCTCTTTCCCCTTATACTGAGAGTAGCATACTATCTTGGTATACTTTCCCCACTTTTGCATCCGCATTTTAGTACCGCATTTTCCACAGTAGCACAACCCGGTAAGCATATACTTGTTGCTCACATAAGCATTTGTTGATCTCTTTTTTATCTCTTCCTGTACTTCGTAGAATAGTTTTTCATCTATGATCGGTTCATGTAATCCTTGGTACACTCTTCCTTTGTACTGTATTTTACCTACATAGGCTATTCGCCTAATAATATTCGATACAAGCTTCTCCGAATGCATCCCAAGAATTTTTTGAATCCTATCGCACGAATATCCGTCCCGGAACATCTGAAAGACAGCTTTTACCTTTTCCGCTTCTTCCGGGATGATATGTAATATCCCGTCATTCCTGTCATACCTATATCCATAAGGTATCGTACCGCCACCCATCCACAGTCCACGCTTTACACGTTCCACCATACCGGCTCTTGTACGCATATAGATAACCTCACGCTCATACTGCCCCATGACAGCATTAACGCCCAACATCACACGATCCATCGGTGTTTCGTTCCGCAAATCCTCTGTAGCTGATACTACCTCTACATTGTATTTTGGTAAGAGCTTACTCACAAGCGTAAGAGTATCTACAACGTCACGGCTCATTCTATCAAGCTTATAGATGTATACTGCCTGGATTTCTCCGGCTTCTGCATCTTCCAGAAGTTTCTGTATGTTTGGCCTTTGAATATTGCTCCCGGAATATCCCCCGTCCACATACCATCTGGCTATCTTCACACCCTTTTTCTTGGCAAGTTCCTTTATCTTGTCTTCTTGGACATCAAGACCATACTTTTCGGTCTGTGCTTCTGTAGACACTCTCATATAACCTACATTTAATTTTTTCATGTCAATTCTCCTTTCAATTAAAAAAGAATTGACCAAGATTCTATCAAGGTCAATTCTAAAATATCACTTATTTTTTGTCAACTTTTCTGAAAGAATCCTTTTTACCGCCTTGTTATGGATTTCATATTTAGAAAGTTCTTCTTTTGTCACCTGTTTGCCGTTCACAAAGATTCTTACCATCCGCATCACTCCTTTTCGGTAGTATTCCCGTGTTTGTGTTTTTTTATTCCGAATAGCCTTTCTGCCATCTTTCCATCGTCATGTTCTCCCCAAAGTATCCACCTATACATTTCATCCAAGACTTTCCTCCGATAGCCTTGGAAGTCTTTTCTTGCAATCGGTATCCAGTATCTTTTGCTTATATAGTCATATCCGATTCCTGTTATAAGTGAGAAGAACAATATACCCGACAAGTCATTATTCGCATTTTGGCAC